ATTTAGGGCACACCGGTGGCTCCATTTCCTCACTGAACGAGGCGTGGGTGCACACCCTCGATACTTGTGTCAGCGACGGCCCGATGAACGACGTCATTCTTCCGCTGATGCGCAATTGCTTTTTTGGCGGCGCGATGCACGCGGTTTTCTTATTGCAGAAGGGTCACGGCGAGCAGCTAGCTTCCGACATTTCCCGGTTCATTAAGGAAGAGCCACAGTCGTGACGAGCACTGGGCGCGCCCGTGAGCAGGCAGATCGGACAATGAAGCAGAAGAATCTTACCAAGGCACACCTGCACCGCGGGCTGATGCGGAAGCGTCAACCGGCGGAGCAACGCGTTGCCTCGGCCGGACAAGGAATTCTGGTAGAAGAGCAGGCTGCCCTCGCGCTCGAGACCGAGCGCGGCGAAAGGCCGGTAGAGCTGGCCACTGCATCATTGGACAGCCCTTGCGCAGTTTTGGCTTTGATTGAAAGGGTCGCGCTTGACCCTAGTCCCGATGCCGAAAAGCTCGAACGCGTGATTGCGATGTACGAGCGGGCGAAAGCGAAAGAGGCCGAGCTCGCCTATAACGCCGCCAAGGGCCGGATCCTGAAAAAGCTCGCAGACATCAAGATCGTAAAGAGCAGGCGCGTACTTTGCGGGATCGAGAAGGAGAAGCCGCAAAACGGCAGCTACGAAGCCTTCAAATACGCTCCGCTAGAGGACATCGATAAACATGTGCGCCCGCTCTTGGCGGAAGAGGAGATGGACCTCTCCTATTCCGACGAGTCGCAGGAGGACGGCAGGATCCTGATCCGCGGTCGCCTGAAGCACTTGCCAGGCGGCCATTACGAAGATTCTTTTATGCCAGCTCCGCCGGACACCACGGGTGGCAAGTCGGACGTGCAGGCCGTTGGGAGCACAAATTCGTTCCTCCGCCGCTACATTCTCTGCAACATCTTCAACATCGTGGTCATCGCGGATGACGACGATTGCAATGGTGGTCCAGTAGATGAGGTCCAGACCAAGGCAATTCTCGAGCTGATCAGGAAAGCCAAGGCGGGACCGAAGTTTCTCAAATACATGAAGGCGCGGAGCATCGAGGAAGCCGGTTCTCTCGAGGCCGCCATCGCGACGATTGCCGCCAGCGACTATCGGAAAGCGATCAGCACGCTCGAGCAACAGATAATGAAGGCGGAGGCAGGTCGTGCCGATCTTTCATAATGTGGCGCAATACTCGGAAGCGTATGACCGCCTCAAGCTCGGCATCCCGACGAGCTCCCACTTCCACAAGATCATCACGCCGCAAGGCAAGCCGTCGAAACAGTGGCGGGAATACGCCTGCCTCCTGGTCGCCGAGCGGATATTGCAGCGGAAAATCGAGTTTTATCATTCTCCGGCGATGGAGCGCGGCTTGATCGTCGAGGCCGACGCGGCCGATTGGTACGAATTCGATCAGGACGTCACCGTTCAGAGGGTCGGCTTCATCACCGATGGCGACCACACGGTCGGATGCAGCCCCGACCGGCTCGTCGGCGACGACGGCTTATTGGAAATCAAGGCCCCACTGCCGCACACTCAGGTAGATTACTGGCTTTCCGGGGAAGTTAATGAGCGCTTCTGGCCGCAGTTGCAGGGCCAGCTCTATGTTTCGCAGCGGAGCTGGGTCGACATCCTGTGCTGGCATGATGTGCTGCCAAAGGTCGTCATGCGGGTCCAGCCGGATGAGAAGTTCATCAAAGCCCTCGACCGCGAGCTGCGGATCTTCAACCAGTTTATCGAATGCGTGATGGAAAAGATCCGCGCCATGAATGAGGCGGTCGCGCACGGGAATTTGGCGTTGAAGGCGGCTTTCCGGGCCAGTCTTGCGGTCGTGCCGTGACTGGGCGCGAACGCGCTGGTGATTCCTCAGACCGATGCCGTCTCCCCGCATCCCCCGCAGCGTAGCACGCGCAAAGCGCACACGTAACTTGCGCAGATGGGTGCAGCACCTGGCCTTTCTCCGCCAGCTCCCCTGTATAGCCTGCGGCAAAGCAGCGCCGTCGGAGGGTCGCGCATGTGCGTACCGGAACGAATAGCGGCATGGCGGTGAAACCGGACGATCGCTACGCCGTTCCTCTATGCTCCACCTGCCATGCGAAACAGCACCGCGTTGGCGAGCTGACCTTCTGGTCGGCGCTTCGCATCGATCCCGTAAGTGTAGCTTTACGGCTGTGGGCTGTCTCGGACGACCAAAGGGCGGGGCAGCGCACGGTATTTCGAGCCCGACAACATATCGATCTCGCGAAGGCCTATGCTGAGTAAAGGGCCATTCTCGCTCCCGCAGACAGCTGGTCGCCCCTTTCATTCAGAGTGCGACCCGCGCGACCGCATGTCGGCGGGATCGAGGGTGGCTGGATAGGCCCCGGAGGGAGTACGAGAGGGATCCGAAGCCGCGGTCCCTCCCGCGCCCCCCAATGGTGAGGCTCAGATCTCCGGAAGCAGCCAACCACATTATAATGTGAGGCCTAGAATCTCCGCACCGGAGCCCCGCGGTTCAGCTCTTTTTCTTCTGCGCCTCGAACCACTCCATCGAGCCGGGCTGGGGCTCGCTACGAGGGGGTTGTGGCTTGCCGCGCTGTGCGGCTTCTGCCCGCTGCCGGTAGAGTTCGAAAATGCCCTCACCTTTCATTGGCCGATTTAGCATTTCGAAAGCTCCGCTGCAGGCGTCAACCTCATCGTCATGCGCGAGATCAGGAAAACCCTCGAGAACACGGAACAGCTCCTCGTTCCAGCGACCTCGCCGGATTTTCACATTGCCGGCGCCGCATTGCGAACTGAACGGCCCGAACCGCGTGATCTTGTCTCCACTTTCCGGGGCCGGCTCGACCCTGAACCCGCTGAGCGCGCGGACCAGATGATTGGCCTGGCTTTTGCCCGCCTGCCCGGGATCTTGCCCGAACCCTATGCGCACCTGTTTGCCGTCCTGAGTGGCGGTGTTGAACAACAATCTTTCGATATCGCCCGGATTGGCCCGTGCGCGCACCATATCCAAAAGCCAGTACGCCCGATGTCGGTCCCGACCGAGTTTGATGCCGACCGTCCAATCGGGGTCGTTGAACTCAGTCTTTTCGGTCGCAGCGAGGTCCCAGTAGCGGACGACGTCCAGATCCGTGGGAACTTCATCGACGACGGTACACCACGCGCGCTTGAAAAAGAGCCCAGCCGCCGCGCGGATCTTCCAATTGCCTTCCAGCAGCCGCTCGCGCTCGAGCCAAGGCAATGACCGCAGAGAGGCAAGATATTCTGGGTTAACCCGAAGTAGCGCAGGATTGTCGAATACCTTCGCGGGTATAAAGGTTACGCTGATCGGCCGCGGGGGGTCGACGCCAGGCGGCAGGTCCTCCGGATGTGGCAGGTGTTGAAGCAAGTCTTCCGGCCGATCCGCCCATTTGATCTCGTCCCCGACGCGCACAAAATATCGCAGCACGCCGGCCCGCTCGGGGATTGGGAGCCCGGTCTCCGGGTCAATCCACCATCCCACGAAGTCGGCGACCCAGCTGTCCGCGTCGGGATTGCAAGTTGCGCGGATATAAGGCCGCACGCCGCAGGTAGAGCGGTTGCGGCTCAACATGTAAAAGAACTGGTGCTTTGTGAACTGCGTCAGTTCGTCAAAACAGATCAATGTTATCTGCGCGCCGTGCCAATCATAGACCGTACTGTCGTACTGAAGGTGTACGAACTTGATTTTGCCGCCACGTAGCCAGCGCCATTCGCGTACTATTGAATGCGGGATCCCACCAGCCGCGCGATAGAGCTTCACGCTCTCATCCCACAGGCCTCCGGGATTCGTGATCTGTGGCATCGTGCGTCGGAAGACCGCCGCAGTAAAGTTCGGAACTCGGCCGGCATGGCGCAACGCCTCCACAAGCAGTCCGAAGCTTTTTCCCGCACCGGCCGCACCGCCGTAAATAGCGATGTCGGCAGGCGTGCGCATGAACTCAGTCTGCGGTCCAGACTGCGCAGAGATTATTGCTATGGATGATGTCAACATCGTCATTATGCTCCTCACGCCGAACTCGGATACATAAATTCCGCTTCCCGCGCGGTTATCCTTATCGTGCAGGTCCGGCTAAAGTTACTGGTTCTCGTTGGAAAAATACATTTGAACATCAGGCGGTATCGCCTATAGGTAAGGACATAGAAATCACCTCCTAAAATCATGAGCGACATTAGTGCGGTAGGCCAATGCAACTAACTGCATTAGAAACGCTGGCGCTGCATTCTAGCGTAGTATTTCTCCTGAGTTTTTCGCAGCTCCTCCGTCAGTCGCGGATCTCGGTTGTTGTCCGGCAGGACGATGACGTTGTGTGAACTCTGCTCGGCTCCAGAGCTCTGAATTGTCTTCTCCGGCTCCTTTTCTCGCCAACGTGCTCTTGTCTTCATCCAGAATATTTGCGCTACGGTATCGCCGCCCATCGCCTTCTCGTAGAGCGCGCCGGTGACATCCGCATTCGCCTTGGCCATACCGCGGTCGAGTTCGTCGCGAAAATGCTTGCGCAGCGTTTTGGGGTCGCAGCCGACTGTCCCGGCGATATCCTCCTGTTGCACGCCGCGAGCCGCTAAAGATCCTACTAGCTCGCGCATCTCATCAGTTACGGGAAATGCTCTTCTCGCCATGTGCTGCTCCTAACTGATCGGGCTTAGGTCGGCTTGGTGCTCGTCCGATGGGCTTGACCGATGACCTGACGCTCATTGACTGGCAAGCGAGCATCTCTCCCCAGCCGACGATAGTGGCGGCAAGTTTGTCGAGGCGAGCCTCGCTCTGGCGCGGCCGCTTGTTCGCGTGCGGTATTAACCGCCCAATCGGCCAGCCTTCGACTTGCTTGGCTGGCCGCGGACATGGCGCCCTTGCACCCGCCGCCGATACTCTTGACTGCATTCTTTCCCTCCATACTCGCGGATGCCATCCGGCATCGCATCGCTGGGGATCTGCAGTCGTCGCGGTCGGTGAAACAGAGCCAGATGTTTTCACCGACCGAAGGTTTCATTCAGAGGTTTCCGGATTTAACGTGCTCTCGAACCATGCTTACCGCGTCCCCTCTTGTAGCTGGATTCCAATTTCGCCCAGGCGTTCTTAAAAGCTTTAGGGTAGGCGTTAGGCACCTCTGTCATGCACCGCTGCTGTGCTTCGCGCTTTGTGAGCGGCGCCTCAGCAGTACTGATCTGCCGCAAATGGCGCAGGATCGCACCGGAAGCCGCGGCTGTTTTTGTGTTTTGCGCCGGCCATATGCGAATCACCTCTGCACGCATGAACTGCGGCGATCTCCAAACCAAGATGCGGCGCGATCGCGACCATAATCCCACTGACATCAACTGATCATCCGGGCACAGCCGGAGTTCCAGGTCGTTCAGCTCTGCGGGCGGTACCTCGATCCGCTCGTTGCAACTTCCGTCGCATCTGATCGCTGTCACCCGAAGACGACCGCTCTGCACTTTCCTAAGCAAGGCACGCAGAGCCTCATCGGGTGCCATTAGAAGGGACGCATCTGTGCCCGATGACTTCGCTTTGCCCAGCGCCCCCGGTTCATCGCGATCGGAATAAAG